GTGAGTTAACATTTAATTGAATAGTTCATAGTGGAGGGTTTAATCGACTTCCATAGCGGTGTAGGCCGCATTTGCAAGCATTGCTGGTCCTTTGATTTGTGGAGGCAATAAAGCAAGCAAAGCAGCTTTTGCTTTTGAAGTGATGTAAGATTCAACGGCTTGAGCACCTGATTTAAACAAGGATGAACTTGTTGAATAGATGGTTTGTTGAACACGGTCTACGAGTGGATTAGTTTTAGGTGGTCCTGTTAAAAGCATGGCATTAGCATTGTCATCATCAAAGGTGATTTCGTAGTTAATACGTACTTCCATAGTACCGACCTGTTGTGACACAACATTTGATGTTACAAACCCAATGACAATAGCAGTCCATGGTAAGGCACCCATATCAGCAACGGCAGCTGTAGGTTGAACTTGTGAGACTGTTCGATATTGTGCAAAGGATGGGTCAGTTGGTTTGAAAATTAATGTGGTTCCAGTTAATTTGCTAAATGGGATGTTGTATTGTTCGAGGTTGTTATAAGTTGAAACGTCAACAGTGCCAAATTGGCCGGCATTACCAAAGTTGTAAACACGGATTTGTACTAAACCACTATCAACCATACTATTTAGGATTGATGCTAGTGTAATACCCATGCTTACGACACGGTAACGAGTCGCGCCCAATGCTGGTGAGTTAGCAGTGTTGAAGCTTGTAAATGTTGCTACAGCACCAGTTTGTGCTGATGCTGAAGCAAAAGAATAAGTATAACCTGGTACAACTAAAAGACAACCACGACCGTTTGCATCAGCTACCAATCCAGCTAAGTATTTATGTTGAAAGGCCAAACTTGGTGTAGTACTAAAAGTACTCTGTTTGGTTCCTTTTGCTGCTGGACAAAATGGATCAGTTACTGAACAAACAGCACGTGCAAGTTGAGTAATATTTGTATTTCTCATAGTTGGTGTGTTGTTAATTTTCTTTGCTGTTTTCTTCTTCGTAGATTTCTTTTGTTTACGATTGTTATTACGTTTGGTCATATTAAAATTGTAAATTTGACTATTTGAGTTTAAAGAGATTAGTTAATTGTTTTGTTTGTAAAGCGCTGCCGTAACAGCGCCAACTCCGCTCTGTGGATTATAAAGAAATTATGACTTCGGTTGTAATTTCACGATAGTTTGTAGTTTATTCTTATCAAATTGAGGTTTTGAATTTGCACGCCGGACTGATTTGGTTTTATTCCTAGCTGCGGTAATTTTGCTAGGAATAGGTGCTACTTGCGGGACAGGATGTATTACGGTATCCTTTGGTCCTACAGCAGGTTTTGCTTCAGTTGCTAATTTTGTTCCTTCTTCACCATTTTCTTTTACTTCTAAACTAAATTTTGGTGGTTTAACTAATTCTTTCAATCCATCTGGATCTTGTGAAACACTTAACATCTCTAATTCTGGCCCTGAATTAACATAACCAAAATAATTCTCAGATTTTTCAATATTATGTGCTTCATAAATTGGTGGTGGATTCAAAATTTCACGTACTAGGTTTTCATTGCTCAATGTACCATCAATAATATGGTACTCCAATGTTTTCAACCATTTAGTAAATTTTGCTGAATTTTCTAAAATTCCAGGGAACAATTGTTCATACAAATTCAATGCCCAATCAGTAGGTGCTGAAATATATTGCTCATCAATATTGTAATGATCACCATTTCTACGTTGTGCGTGTCTAACTTCATCATGAATCTTGGTCTTAAGTTTCACTCCAAGTTTCTGGATAACACGACAATAATCGGATAAAAGTGGTGCATTCAAATCGGTTGCTCGAAATGAATTTGCTTTATCCAATAATTTTTCGAATGGATCAAAATCTTTAAGTGATGTTAGATGAAATTTAAGAAGGAAACGTGCTGGATCTGCTAAAGAACCCATTGCTCCCGTCCAAACATCATCAGTGTAGTAACGGCCTAAAAATGTGATTGGTGTATTCATTTGTCTAACTGTAACAGTGATTTTGTGTCCATAATTTGCTACAGTAGATCTCAATTTGTTTTCATCAACATATGGCATGATTCCATCATCTCCTCCAAAGATTGATTCCTCCATAACCATTTTAAATGCTACTTCTGGTAAGTAGTAATTTCTACTCAACACGCTGTATCCGATGTACATATTCACTAATGTATTCATTGCTGACGTTTCTGGTGAACCTGATGCTCTTGAATAACCTGTTTCATATTTGGTGCCAAACATTCCAACCCCCTTCTGATTGTATTGTTTAGCATGTAAATCTAAAACCTGTTGCCTTTGTTCTTCTGGAAATAGTTTTGCCAATAGCTCTTCTTCAAATGCTCTGGTAATCAAATTGCTTCGCCCATCAAATCTTGAATAATCTGTTTCAATTAATGGTTCTTTACGTGCCAATGCACGTGTAGCGACTTCTGCAACTTGTCTCGATACTCTAAGTCCTGATTTACCAAATCCATAACTTGGGATGTCTGCCATCCAAGTTGAGACTGCCATCATGACTCTTGAATAATCCAATTTAACATCTGGTGGTATTGTTGAAATTGTTCTAGAATCCTTAGCTTCATCATACGCTTCTCTTTTGATAAAACTAACAATTCTACCTGGGAATGTTCCGGGAAAACTAAATGCTCGTTGCAACAATGATCTTTGTGTTGGTCTTGATTGTTGATCATAAACTGCTTGGGTATCAACAGGTGTTAAAACACCACGTGTGTGTGTGTAATCTAATAGAAAATCAATAAATTCACGTCGTGTTCTATCATGGTAATCTTTTAACTCAATTGGTGGAATATTTTGTAAATCATGGATCCTACTTTTGATTGATTGGATTTCGTTACCTAAGTTTAGTAATGGTGCAAATGTTGCTCCTAAGACAAATCCGGGAAAGATTGGATACATGCTTGGTTTAGGCATGTTATCTGGTTTAGTAGAATAGTGAATGACTGGTGGTTCTGTTAATGCATGTTGATTGACACGCTCTCGTTTATTGTCTCGTGCCAATAAAGCAAATGTGACATTAGGTGCCATCTCTCTTGCTTCATCTTGTTCCATGCCTGCTTTAAGTAATGCTGTTGTAACAGAAGCTACATTCATATTTAATGGTGATAGTTCCACTGTTGTGCGTAAAGACTCAAACTCATTCTTTAAAATTTTGGCCGCAGAGTGTTCCCCAACTCTTGCTAAGCAAATCTCAATTGGTTGGTTGTCTGGTTTAACTTCAAAATTAATAATATCTACAAAAGTTTCTTCTTTTGGATGTTTAACCTTCATTACTGGATTAAATTTTCTTAATTGCGCTGCTTCATCTTTAAGAAACAACCAAGTTAAAACTGTTCCAATGATATTCATTCTTCTAATTGGACATAAGAAAATAATTTGATGATGTTCATCCACTGTTTTACGTTCTACATGGTAAAGTGTGGAGAAAATTGGTAATCCTAGAAATGTTTTTCTCAAATAAACAAGGTCTGGTTCGTAATTCCATAGGTCATGCACATAAGCTGCGCCCCCATCTACAGAATAAACGACTTTTCCTTCTTTATTGAATGTAAACGAACTATTATTAAAATTTGCAACGGCTGCTTGGGTTGGGACAAAAGTGTACATCAAAAGTGGTGTTAAATGTTTATTGACTAACCAATTAGATAAATCTAAGTAGTAATCAACGTCAATCATTTTCAAACAAGTTGATGATGTAAAGTTGGTTGGTGGTGCTGGTTGCATTGTTAAATCCTTGACATTGTAATAGACCCTATCTGCTTCAATGCCTTCTCGTCGATCATTTAATGACATTGAAACAGAATATGGTTGCATATTGAAATGGCTAATGAATTTGTTGATAAATTTACTTGCAGATAATCTCGTTTTTGCTGCATGTGGATGTGGATGATTGTTATCAGATTGGTGAAAATATGGATCATCGATACGCATATCTCTAAAATATTCCCGTTGTCTGCTAACATTAATATTGGTGATTGAACATAAGTCAATTAAACATCCCATGTAGTATCGTGGATAGTGATAATTTAAAACTAAAAAACGAATTAAGTAAAGAATCAATACGGTAGTAATCACGACCGGCACATAAACGTGTAAATTATCAATAACATGAGCTAACATGTATGACAATGGTTTTTGAATAATGCCAGAATGATTGTAAACGAAGGTAAAGGGTTTAAGTACAATTGCTAGCGTGCGCTTAAAAGATGATGTGATCCTGCCCACAATTGTATTTAAAAATGCTCTACCTTGACGAATTGATTTGTAGTTTGGTGAGACTACATCTTGGATAACATTTAACACAGGTTGTGGGTTAAATGCATCAGTGATGCGGCCATACTTGAGAAAGAATTTCTTCATGAAATCATCTTTAATTTCTTCAATAGTTGAAAATAAAAACATCTTAATTTGATTTAAATAAGTCCCAGGCGGATGGATAATATCACCCACTTGTTTCTTTGCTAACCAAATTTCAGATTTGATATAATTGCCTAATGAAAAATTATCTGCTTTAGTAGTATTGTTGCTGTTGATAAAAGAATAAGCTGCCGCAGTGAGTGTGACAGCTCGAACTTCTTTATAATGCTTTAAGAAAAATAATGTATTAAACATTAAATTAAAATATATGAAAAGTTTTAGTACTCTTATATATATAACGCTTTCTTGAAACCTATTTAAATTTCTTTTCACTAAG